GTGATGGTCTGTTTAAGATTCTCGACACACCAGTATTAGCATTCCAATCAGAAGGAACTTGTGCTGCTGGGATAACTGGTTGATCTACAAGGTCATTGTATGATGCTGAGATAGCAACGGATGCTAGGCTTGGTCTGTTTGCCAAATCAGCGTATTCACCGCTGGTTGCTACGGTTGCTAAACTTGGTCTATTCGTTAAATCATTGTATGAACCAGATGTTGCTACAGTAGCAAGAGTTGGTTTATTTAAGATGCGTGTAACACCTGTCGTTGCTGACCAATCAGATGGAACTTGTGCTGCTGGAATTGTTGGTGTATTTGAGAGATCATTGTATGAACCAGATGTTGCTACAGCAGATAGTGTGGGTTTGTTTAAAATTTGAGCAACACCAGTTGTAGCATTCCAATCAGCATTTGTTTCACTTGTCAAATAAACAGAAAGATTTGGTGGGGTGAACGTGAATGTGCCATTATTATTATCATATGACAATGAACCACCACCAACCGCTGCGTTTGTAGTTACCGAAAGGTCTGTTAGTGTGATACCACCACCACCTCCACCACCAGTTAAATCAGCTGCTGGTGCCCATACAGTACCATTCCATTTTAGAACTTGACCAACTGAAGGTGTGCCATCCACATCAGCGAGATCATTGATGAGAGATGGAATGAAAGGTTTGAATGTCAGGTCATTGTAAGAACTAGATGTCGCTACTGTAGCAAGTGCTGGTCTGTTTGATAAATCATTATACGATAAGCTTGCGTTTACAAACTGTGTGCCATTGTAACGTAGAGTTTGACCAGTGATTACACCACCGATTTGAACATCAGTTAGACTATCTAAGTTTGTTACATTACTTCCGCCACCACCAATTACGGTGAGAGTTCCATCAGGTGCTATACTTAGCGTTGAACCATCTGGTTTTACTGCTCCAGCGATTGTTGTTGTTGCTGTTGGAACAGAAAAATTTAGTTTTCCATTTGCGTCATCATAAGTTACTGATATATTAGTTTCTGTGTTTACAGAAACCATGTCACCAATAATATCTTGGACTTGTTCCGTTGATAATGGTGCCTGCCATGATACAGTTGAACCAGTTGAAGTTAGAACATAACCAGCCAATCCTGTACTGGTTCCATCAAAAATTCCAGTTTGTGCGAGATTTAAACTATCACCTGTTTTAACTTCTTCTAATTGTCTTGTAACAGCGTTGGCAATTAATGGGTATCTATTTGCCATTCGTAACCTACAATGAGTGCCCTATTTAGTTATATTTATAAATGGTGGGACTGGGGGGCTTGACAGGGGCGGGGAACCGTGCTACTATAAATAAATGTTAAGAAATGGAAACATTTCTTCACAATACTTACCCTCAACTACTCGGAGTATTTCAATGACTGCAACTATCGCACAACGTCGCGGTGGTGAAAACATTTGGGAAAGCTTCTGCGAGTGGGTTACCTCTACCAACAATCGTCTTTATGTTGGTTGGTTTGGAACTCTTATGATTCCTACCCTCCTTGCAGCAACCATCTGCTTCATCGTCGCTTTCATCGCCGCACCCCCCGTGGATATTGACGGCATCCGTGAGCCTGTCGCTGGTTCACTAATGTATGGAAACAACATCATCTCTGGTGCTGTTGTTCCTTCAAGCAACGCTATTGGTCTTCACTTTTATCCCATCTGGAATGCCATGTCGCTCGATGAGTGGCTATATAATGGTGGTCCTTATCAACTGGTGGTCTTCCACTTTCTTATCGGTGTCTTCTCTTACATGGGTCGTGAATGGGAACTTTCTTACCGACTTGGTATGCGTCCTTGGATTTGTGTTGCCTACAGCGCACCCGTTGCTGCTGCTACTGCAGTTTTCCTCGTCTATCCCTTTGGACAAGGTTCCTTCTCTGATGGTATGCCGCTCGGCATTAGCGGAACATTTAACTACATGCTTGTTTTTCAGGCGGAGCATAACATCCTCATGCACCCCTTCCATATGCTTGGGGTGGCTGGTGTATTTGGTGGTTCTCTTTTCTCTGCTATGCATGGATCTTTGGTCACTAGTTCCCTCGTCCGCGAAACAACTGAAACTGAATCTCAGAACTACGGATACAAGTTCGGACAAGAAGAAGAGACCTACAACATTGTAGCTGCTCACGGTTATTTTGGTCGCCTTATTTTCCAATACGCTTCCTTCAATAACTCTCGTAGTCTTCACTTCTTCCTTGCTGCCTGGCCTGTAGTTGGCATCTGGTTTGCTGCTCTTGGTGTTAGTACCATGGCATTCAACCTCAACGGATTCAACTTTAATCAGTCGCTGCTTGATAACAACGGTCGCGTGATCAACACCTGGGCAGACATCCTTAACCGTGCTAATCTCGGTTTTGAAGTGATGCACGAGCGTAACGCTCACAACTTCCCTCTTGACCTTGCTGCTGCTGATATGACACCTGTTGCTCTTACAGCACCTGCTATCGGTTGATTGTTTTCAATACATCACAGACCTCCTTCGGGGGGTCTTTTTTTGTCTAGAAACTAACCTACATAGAGAGGTATGTCATACAAAAATGAAAACCTTAACACTCACAGAAAAAGAAATAAAACTTTTAGCAGATGCTGTGTGGATGAGACAAAGATGTTTTATTGCTGGTGACAGAAGATTTAAAGAATATGGAAAAATGTTAGACCAGTTACTTGAAGATATGAATTATACTCCAACAAGATTTTGATTATGACTTACGATACAGTTTTTATTTCTGATGTTCATTTGGGCACCAATAGGTGTAACACTCAGAAATTTTTAAAATTTATCAAAGAACTTAAAACAAAAAAGTTAGTATTGGTAGGTGATATTATTGACATCGCTTGCTTAGAAACATATCATACACATTGGAAAAAAGAACACACTGAATGTGTTCATCAGATTTTAAATCTCGCCAAGAAAGGCACAGAAATTGTTTATATTCTAGGAAATCACGAAGGTCAGATTCGTCGTTACTGTGATTTTGAGCACAAGAATTTTAAAATGGTGGATGAATACACACATAAAGATTCAAAAGGCAATAAGTTTCTTTGTGTACACGGTGATAAGTATTCAGAATATTCTTCTGGGTCTTGGAAGCAATTGATATTCAACAAGGGATATGAATTTATCACACCATTGAGTTTGTTTCTAGAAAGATTCTTTCGTTTCTCATTGGTGTATGCTTTGAAAAATACCATTCGTGGAAAGAGATACATCAATCAATATGAGACTGATGTGGCATCATATTGTATACAGAGAGATAAGAAATATGATGGTGTGATTTGTGGTCATATTCATCACGCAAACATTCGTTACTTCAATAAACTTCTTTATATGTGCTGTGGGGATTGGTGTGACACTTGCTCGGCAATTGTAGAAAAGAATGGAATATATTCTTTAGAAAGATACAAATAACGGTAATAAATATAACGTTATTGGAGACACATTGATGGATGAAGTGCTGGGGGTTCATCACATCGCAGAGTTATGCGAGTGTAATGCTGACCTTTTAAACAACTCAGAATTTATTAGCACTTCCCTTAGGCAAGCAGTAGAACACGCGAACGCAACGTTACTAGAAGAAATCAAATACGAATTCACGCCACAGGGAATCACTGCTGTTTGCTTACTATCAGAAAGTCACATCAGTATTCATACTTGGCCTGAGAAAGGATATGCTGCTGTAGATATCTTTACGTGTGGTGACCATACCATGCCTCACAAGGCTTGCGAATATATGATTCAGGTGCTAGAATGTGTAAAACCAAACATTCGCGTATATTTGAGAGGTATTTGATGGAAATAGTAGCATATACTTTGCCAGGATGTTCTCATTGTAAAACCCTTAAAGAACTTTTTAAGAGAGCAAAGACAGATTATACTGAGGTAGTTGTAAAGAGAGACATGCCTTTAGATGAATTTGAATCATTATTTCCAGGAGTCAATATGTTTCCTTTTGTTGTTGTGGATGGAAGACAGATTGGAGGACTTGTTGACGCGGTTAAATTATTTGTGAAAGAAGGACTAGTAACAAGCTCCAAGAATAAAAATGGCGGCAGCAATTGAAACATTGTATGATGTAGTAAACGAAGCAATCAATCTTGTTTTTTCTGAAGACAAATATGATTTAGATTTTTTTGTTTATCTTTCGTCTCAAAAAATCTCAAGAAATGATATAAAAAAATTTATTAAATCATACTTGTATACATCTCTTGTTGATCAAGTTAATGAATTAAATTTATATTTAATTGATAATGCTTTATTAAAAGAAGCTTATGAATGGATGGGCGAACAGAGAGTAATAAAAACCAGAGATTTTTTGAATAAAATTATTGAAGATGCTAAACAGTATGAAAAATCAAAACGACCTGGAAGAAAACCAAAAACTTCAAATAAATAAAGGTATAGAATTCATGTTGCGTAGGAGGGTTGATAAAGTCAAACCTAAGCATGGATTAAATTTAAGTAACACTTTTCACCTCCTACGCAGAACATTCCATTTTCATCTGGAGTTTTCCTGGGAGGTTGACAAACCAACAAGGGAGTAGTAAGATGGAGTCAGCAACACCATATATCTTATTCTTTAGTGGAATAGGTATCGTAGGGTCTTTTATGATTGGACTGATGATCGGATGGTTCGGAAACGATATCGTCTATTCATTTTTAAACAAGAACAGGATTGTTCCTATGCATCCTGAAATGTTTGATGAAAATGGTCAACTGATTCCTGATGAGATCGTAGCGGTTCGCTTTGAGAATTCTGAAGATTTTGAGGAGTACGACGAAGAGGATTAAATGATTCTAATTGATATGAATCAGATTATGATTAGTAATCTGATGGTGCAACTGAAAGGCGATGCTTTGAATGAAAATCTTGTTCGTCATATGGTGCTTACTGCCCTTCGCGCATTTGAAAAACAATACTCTCCTAAGTATGGTGAGGTTGTTCTTGCGTATGACAGTAAGCACTACTGGCGAAAGGAAGCATTTCCTTATTACAAACAGAATAGAAAGAAAGACCGAGAAGCATCTGATCTAGATTGGAATGCTATCTTCGAAGTCTTGAATAAGATACGCGATGAAATTAAAAACTTTTTTCCGTATAAAGTTGTTGAGGTATATGGAGCTGAGGCTGATGATGTTATCAGTACTCTCACCACCTATCAAGCCTATCGTAATATTAAACTCCAGAAAGCAGGAGAAGATGCTGAACAAGTTTTAATCTTGTCTGGCGATAAAGATTTTATTCAACTACAAAAATATCCTTTTGTGAAGCAATACAATCCTATTTTAAAAAAGGAGATTAAACATGCGGACCCAAAAGCATATGCTAGAGAGCATATCATTAAGGGAGATAAGTCAGATGGCATACCTAACTTCCTATCTGATGCTGATACATTTGTGGTAGGTAAAAGACAGAAACCTATAAGTAAGAAAAACTTAGAAAAGTGGGTAAAGCAAGATCCATCTGCATTCTGTCTTGATCAACAAGCGAGAGAAAACTATGAGCGCAATCGAAAATTGATTGATCTTTCTTGTATTCCAGAACACCTTGCTACAGAAATTGTTAATTATTACAAGTCACTAAATAGCAACGAAAGGAAAGTTCCATTGGAATACTTCCAAGAACATCAACTTACCAAGTTGATGGAAGATTTCGTATTTCGTAACACACAACCATTTTGAATTGACATGGCAACTAAAACATATCGCCCTCTAATTTCAGAGGTGCTACGCAAAACCAATAA